TTATGCAAGTGTTGGCATGGATGTGGTGCATCATATTCAGTATGTATCTGGGTAGCATTGTTGCCTTTGGTATCAGTGCCGCAATACATGCACTGCTGATAGCTGGCGTGTTCATCACAGCAGGTGTATTTGAGACAGCCAAGCGTAGGCCGCAGTATTTTGGTGGACTAGGCCGGGGTGCAGGTGGAGAGCATGAGTAAGTGTGAAGACTGCACATACGATGAACGGGGCAGACTAACGCATACCTGCGGCCTTTGTGAAGAAGAAGCTATCAAGGCACGGATTAAGTGGTGGCAGGATGGCAAGAGAAAACTAAAGGAGAAAGAACAAGATGGATAAACTATTGAGAAAGCTAGGATTAAAGGATGACTACGGCTACTGTGACACAAGCATTGTCGGGTTCATTGTAATCTGGTCTGCGTTTGGCTACATGTTTTATGCAGCCGTAGTAGGTATCATAGAAAGGATAGTCGGATGAAAGAGTTTGCCCTAGTCATAAGTATGTGGGGGCATACAGGTGTGGAGTGGGAGTTTATAGACAACCAATCTATATTGACAGAGACAATATACCAAGAGTATTGTCAGTTCTTATCACACGAGGAGATGAGACATCGTGAGTATAAGATAATTATTAAATGTTATCCAACAGAGGAGAAGTAGTATGAATATAACACACGAAGAAAGAGTAGAGTTTCTAAAGGCTCACAATGACTTGAAGAACATGGTTCAAACAATACATGAATGTGGTGACTTGTGGGTTTCTGATGTACGCAAACTAGAAAACCTTGAGAGTCTGTTGCATAGAGTGATGAAGTTTGTACCTCAGATGGACGATGAGGGTAGACCAAAGTATTATTACGACTATGTACTTGAAGAACTTGACGATGATGAATAAATCATATACAACTAACTATCAGTTGACATTTAACAAACAGAAGGAGATATGATATGCCGTTTGATATTCCAATGCAGGACATGATTCCTGAGAACCTTGACTTTGAAGTAATGTTTGAGCCTACAAAGGTGAAAGACAAATCATATGTAATCAATGGATATACAGGTGAGTATATTGGTGTCGTGGGTGACACATTCAACTGTGTATCCCACACAGAGTTCTTTGAGGGTGTGCATAACACTGTCACTGAGAACTTGGGTGAGGCTCAGTGTGAGGACATGAACATGAAGTGGCGGTCTGCCCGTCAGAATGCATGGGCTATGCTTGACATGACCCTGCCTAATGTGACTGCTCGTATTGAGACAGACAAGCACAGCACGACTATTGCACAGCGCATCATTGCTTTGCATGGTGTTGATGGTAGCTGTTCCAACCAGACATTCTTTGGTGCTATTGATTTCTTCTGCACCAACGGTATGATTCGTGGTGAACATGACAAGGTGCGCAGGAAGAACACTGCCAACTTTACTATGGACAGGTTCATCCGGGATTTGCGTGAGTCCACACAGTCATTCTATGCACAGTCAGAGCGTCTGCAAAGCTGGGCTAACAAGCCTCTATACATAGGCAATGTCAAAGCTATGCTTGATACCCTGCTGAAGTCTGACCGCATGGCAGAGAAGATGCTTGGATTATACAATCAAGAGGCGAGTGTGCGTGGACAGAATGTCTGGGCATTGTACTCTGCCTTTACTAACTATGCCAGCTATGCTGATGAGCGTAATGGTTTCAACCTACGCAACACTGGCAAGGATACAGGTGCTGTGTCCATGTTCCAGCGTGAGAGCAAGGTGTCTCAGTGGATTGAAAGCAAGCCATTCAAGGAGTTGATTGCAGCATGAAAAAGAAAAGACACATAGTTACTGTAGAGCCACAGTGGTGTGATGGGTGGTTGCGTTATGATACTGATGCTGTTGATGAGGCCGATGCGGTTAATCAGATAGCTGAGTTGATGAAAAGATATGCGACACCCAAAATGCTAGACGTTACCATATGTGATGTTTGGGAAGTGGATGATGATGGTTATGACATCATACAACACACAACAGAGGTCGGGAGTTATAAATGAAGACCGTAGAAGATTTAGTATTGACATACTATTCTTCCAACGATTTCAGTATGTTGAGAGAGAAGTCTAAGAAAGACTATCAATACTTTCTCAACGTGCTGGTTGGTGAGTTTGGCAATGAGTTGTACAACGAAGTGACAAGCAAGCAAGCCAAACATGCATACGAAGAATGGGTGAAGCGTGGCATCACGTTTGCTAATCACGTGTGTACTGTGTCATCACTTGTGTACAGGTACGCAATGGAGATGGAGTATGCTACTGTCAATCCGTTTGCTAACATCAAGCGTAAGTCACCTAAACAACGCAAGGTTGTATGGACAGAGGATGACATACAGAAGTTTCTGTCATTCTGTTATGGTGACTTTGCCTATCGTAACATTGGGCTGATAGTTCACATGGCATACGAGTGGTGTCAGCGTTTGGGTGACATGCGATTGCTTACATGGGATGTTGTAGACTTGGACAAGCAGAAGTTGTATCTGGAACAGTCAAAGCGTAGGGCAGAGGTAACACTGCCTATCAGTAATGACCTGACAGAGATGCTGTCGCAGCAGAAGGATGACTTTGGCTTTCAACAGTATGTTGCACCTCGCCCACGCCCCTCTGGTGGTGTTTATCATCCATACAGTATAGATAGACTGTCCAAAGCAGGTCGGCAAGTGATGAGGCTTGCAGGGCTGTCTGAAGAGATAAGGCTGATGGACTTACGCAGGACAGGCACAACGGAAATGGTAGAAGCAGGTGTCGGTATGGCACAAATCATGTCGGTTACAGGACATAGTAATCCACAATCAGTTAAACCATACATGAAAAATACTTTTGCCAGTGCAGATTATGCATTGACAGCACGTCACATGCATGATATAAGCACATACAAGTGCCAACAAGGAGAGTGATACATGTATAATAATATATTAAACACTATAAGTGATATGGACATACCTAATGGACATACAAAGAGAATGAATTGTCCAGAATGTAATGGCTATAAAACATTTACAGTGACTAATAACATGGGTTCTCTTGTATGGAACTGTTACAAAGCATCCTGTAACGTATCAGGTGGCAAGAAGGTACACCTGACTGCTGATGACATACGTAATACAATGAAGGATGCTGAACGATTTGCAGAGGACAAGTTTGAGTTACCACCATACGTGGTGACTAATCATACAAACACATACATAGATAGGTTTTGTGCGACTTGGGGCTTGGACATGGAAGGGCATAGCCTGATGTACGATGTGAAGGAAGACAGGATTGTATTTCCTGTCATGCACAAAGGCAAGATGGTTGATGCTACAGGTCGCTCTGTAATGAAACGCTTACCTAAATGGAAGCGATATGGAAATAGTGGCTTGCCTTATACCTTCGGTTGTGGTAAAGTCGCTGTAGTTGTTGAGGACTGTGTGAGTGCAGCTATTGTGGGCAATGATGTATTGTGTGGGATTGCTGTGTTGGGTACGTCATTATCTTCCAGCCACAGGCAGTATCTTTCACAGTTCTCAACGGCAGTCATAGCACTAGACCCCGATGCACTGCCTAAGACATTATCAATGGCGAAGGAACTCAGAGGATATGTGGATGATGTCCGTGTCCTTCGCTTGACAGACGATTTGAAATACCGTAGAGAAGAAGATATCGAACAACTAACCCACATAGGAGATACAGCATGGAATTAGCATTAGTACGTAGCCTTATGGACAAGTCGTTCTACGATGACCATCGTGGTTCTAAATGTCCAGACCGCCTGTTCAGTAAGGATGTACGTAAGATTAAACAGGCTATTGATAAAGCAATGGATAGGTATGAACGTACCGTCAATCCAGATGAGATTGAAGCACTGTTCATGTCAGACAATCCAACGCTGACTACAGCGCAGAAGCAAGCGTATGCATCTCTGTTTGCCTCTATCAAGAAGGAAGACCCAATGGGTGGTGACGTAGCACAAGAGGTGCTATCCAAACTATTCCAGCAGGTAGTTGGTGAGGACGTAGCTAACATTGGCTTTGATATGGTCAATGGTGATGCAGCTACACTTGAGAAGCTACGCAACCTGCTTGAGCGTTATGGTGATGACTTCATTCCTAATCTCAATATTGAGTGGGATGACATCACGATTGAAACACTCATGGCTAAAGCTGAGTTGGAAGCACGTTGGACATTCAACATACCTACTGTAACACGTAAAGTAGAGGGTGTCAGTGGCGGTCAGCTTATTGAGGTAGGTGCTAGACCAAACACAGGTAAGACATCCTTTCATGCCAGCTTGATTGCCAGCCCCGGTGGGTTTGCACATCAAGGCGCACAATGCATTGTGTTGTGTAATGAGGAGCATACACACCGTGTTGGTGCTAGGTATCTGACTGCCGCTTGCGGTATGACAGCACGTGAGATACGTGAGGATATGACAAAGGCATCAGCCATGTACAAACCTGTGATGGATAACATCAAGATTAAAGAAGCAGGTGGACGTGACATGGCATGGGTAGAGTCTGTATGCAAGTCATACAAGCCTGATATACTTGTGCTAGATATGGGTGACAAGTTCTCTGTCGAGGGTTCGTTTGCCCGACAGGACGAGGCACTGAAAGCATGTGCTATGTATGCAAGGCAGATTGCCAAGACGTATGACTGTGCTGTATTCTACATGTCACAGTTGTCTGCTGAAGCTGAAGGTCGCACCACACTGAACCAATCCATGATGGAAGGTTCACGTACAGGTAAGGCAGCAGAAGCTGACCTGATGATACTGATTGGTAAGTCAGCTACAGTAGAAGGACAAGATGAAGACAGTCCTGTGCGGCACGTTAACATTGTTAAGAACAAGTTAAATGGCTGGCACGGACAACTGCATGTAAACTTAGATTATCAGACAGCGAGGTACGAAGGATGAAGGTAACACTAGACGTAGAGAACACCGTCACCAAGCGTGATGGTAAGGTACACATGGACCCGTTTGAGCAGGAGAATACGCTGGTCATGGTGGGTGTATTAACAGATCAAGATGTAGAAAGACACTTCCCGTTTGACCATGCTGACGTACCTAATCAAGATGATTATCATGAGCGTGTGCAATGGTTCTTGGACAATGCAACTGTGCTTATCATGCACAATGCAGCGCATGACTTGCTGTGGTTGTGGGAGTCAGGCTTCAAGTATGATGGCCCTGTGTTTGACACAATGCTTGCTGAGTATGTACTACAGCGTGGTATTAAAGAGCCATTGTCTCTTGAGGCTTGTGCAGAACGCTATGAGTTAGACGCAAAGAAGCAAGACACACTCAAAGAATACTTTGCTAAAGGCTATAGCACACGTGATATACCTTACAATGAATTAACTGAGTATCTGTCTGCTGACCTTCATGCTACGCAGCAACTGGCTGACAAGCTGATATATAGGCTCAACACCCCTGCTGATTCAGGTCTGATGACTACCGTACAGCTTACCAATGAGGTGGCTGTGTCCCTGTCTCGCATGTATCAGAACGGCTTTACCATTGACCATAAGGCACTGGACGATGTGCGTACTGAGTACGAACAGGAGCGTGATACACTGAAGCATGAGTTACAGGTAATGGTAAAGGAACTGATGGGTGATACACCTATCAATCTCAATAGTCCAGAGCAACTGTCATGGGTTATATACAGCCGCAAGGTGCTGGACAAAGAGTATTGGGGCAATGTTGTTGACCCATATATGGATGAGGCAGACTTCCGTAGCCTAGTAAGTGCTGGCACAGAGCGTCTGTATAAGACTAAAGCGACACAGTGTGGCGTATGCAAAGGCACTGGACAGATACGAAAGGTAAAGAAAGATGGAACACTTTTTGCACGACACAACCGTTGTACGTCATGTATGGGGAATGGGTATACTCTTTCTCCTTTATCTGATGTGGCGGGGTTGAAATTTAAAGCACCGTCACCTAAATGGATGAGTGCCAATGGGTTTACTACCAGTAAAGACAAGCTACAGTTTCTTGAGGGCAAGGCACGTACTGCCAAGCGTGATACTGCTGTAGAGTTTCTTTCTAAGGTACGTAGACTATCTGCTGTGGAGACATACCTATCATCGTTTGTTGACGGTATATCTACACACACAAAGGCTGACGGTAAGCTGCATGTCCGTCTGCTTCAGCATCGCACTGCCACTGGCAGGTTCTCTGGTGCTAACCCTAACATGCAAAACATGCCACGTGGTGGTACATTCCCTGTAAAAAAGGTGTTTGTATCCCGGTGGGATGGTGGTAAAATTATGGAAGCAGACTTTGCACAGCTAGAGTTTCGTGCCGCTGCATTCCTATCACAAGATGGAGTAGCAATTGAAGAGGTTTCAACTGGGTTTGATGTTCACTCATATACGAGTAAAGTTATTTCTGATGCTGGTCAACCTACGAATCGCCAAGAAGCGAAGGCTCACACCTTTGCGCCCCTTTACGGGGCAACGGGGTTCGGACGCACACCTGCCGAAGCAAAATACTACGAACACTTCACGGAAAAGTACGAAGGAATTGGGCTTTGGCATACCAGATTGGCTAAAGAGGCTATGAACACACGTAAGATTACTACACCATCAGGCAGAGAGTTTGCTTTTCCTGATGTAGTACGTAATACACGTGGTCGTGTATCCAACTTTACACAGATAAAAAACTATCCTGTGCAGTCATTTGCCACAGCAGACATTGTGCCTGTGGCATTATTACACATAGAAAAGTTGCTATCACATATGAAATCGTGTATAGTAAATACAGTACA